CTCGCTTGTCGCGTTTGATAGTGAGTAAGTCACAGAAAACCTCACGCTCATCGTCAGCAACGAGCGAGCGCAGTTCTTTCTTGATGGCCTCATGTTCTTTGGCCTTGTCTTGCGTCAGCACAAAGTCAGAGGCGAGTGATGTGAAGTGATTGTCCTTGCTGGCATCACGCAGCTTGAGGCCGTTGATGTTGACAGCAGACCAATCAATCTTGAACGTGGTTAGGTCATAGCTAGGCTCAGTGTCAGACGTAACTAGCTGCCAGAACTCTGCTACCTTGGTGACAACGGCATGCAGATAGTCTTGGTTGTAATCTACTGTGCAATAGTCATGTTCATTGCCAAAGATCACAGACAGGTAAGCCTGCTTGAGTTTAAACAGACACATATATAATTGTATCTGCGGCATGTAGCTGTCGAGCATCTGGTTCATAGACCTGTTGCTCGATGTATGCTTGCACTCGATCAGGTATCGAACGCCTTGCTCATCAGTGCCGATGCCATCAGCCTGTCCTTTGAATGGTACACCAAGCAACTCAGTAAATGCTGCTGCTTGCTGGTCTGCAATCTCAAGGCCGGTATCCTTTGACAACCATTCAAGATTGTATGGCTCAGTCACATTGCCAAGGTTGACCTTGAAGATGTGGTCGAGATTGTCAGGCTGCTTGCGGCCTGTCTTGACCAGCCATAGTTCATGCCAGTCACCGCGCAATATATTGTAGAGGTCAGAACCTCCGATGAAACCCTTACGTTCCATGTCCACTCCTTTATTTATACTGCATTATTGCACACCTACCTGTGCATATCAATGCATTTATGCAGTTTGTTTCGCAAAAGAATACGAGGTGCAGCCATAGGTTCACAGATCTCTGCAAACTCTGCAAAAGATGGAAAGAACCTTGCTTTCTTCTTAACCTTATCGACAGCATAGATAACTATATCGGCAGGGTACTGCGACAATTCTCTAGCCAGTGCCTCGACTTTACCATTCAACATATCAGGATCGAATGAAGCACCAAGCGTAACTAATGGCGCAATTGTTTTGATGTGCTTCGTCATCAGCTTATGAGGTAAAGGCTCCATGCTTTGTTCCACTACTCTTAAAGCAGATTGGAGCTTGTCAATATCTTCACGCCCAATTGAATAGCCCATGAGTGTAAAGTCTTGGCTATGATTTTCTCGCAAGCTAGGAAGCAAGGAACTGACGCATTCTCTCACTTTGGCTGAGACCTTGTTTGGATCCCCCACCTCTAGCTGACGCTGCGCCCCCGCTGTTAATGAAACCTCGCTCTTGGGTACGGTAGTTGGACATGAACCATTTGTACTTACGATCCCAGCTAATGTACTTTCTTCCCGAGGCTTGCCAATATTCACGGAACTCAATTTGTTCAGCGTCATGGTCTATCTCCTTTATGTTTGGAATTGCGTCTATCTCTGCGCGCAACTCTGGTGATGCAACCCAATCATCAGGCATATACACACCCGCCTTTCTCTTTGGTTTATGATTGGTTATTGATAGGTTACTGCCCACCTCAGAGACAGTGGTGTCTACCACAGAGACACCGGTGCCTCCCACATAGACACGGTATGTGCTTGAGTTGAACGCAGTAGGCATGCGTTTGATGTAACCACCATCGATTAAAAGATTTAGTTTCTTGGCTACTGTTGACCGACCCATGCCAGTACGTTTGGCAAGGGTAAAGGTACTAGGCCAGCACTCGCCTTGGTCATTGGCATAGTCACACAAAGTGACAAGCAACCACTTGGCAAGTGGATCCTTTATGTCGAGACGCATTGCGTCTGCCATCATACTAAACATTTGTTGCGATCATTACTCTTTGCTTGCGCCCACTGAGACCGGGCTGTTTGTCGCCAGTGTATTCGATCAAGCCCTTGCGTTCTAACGATGCAAACCTAGCAGTGACAGATGAATAGCTATCGATGCCATGCTCATTCTTGCAACGCTTGCGCACATCATCAGAGATACAGCCATCGTAACAAGCTGACGCTGCTTCTCTTGTGTAATACTTGATGACATCAAGCACGATCTTTTCTAAGTGAGTAACATCAATGCTCTCGGCTGCTTCGATGCTGGTGATTGGTGCGTTAGCACGATAGAGATGTTCAGTCTGGGTATCCATTTAGCCCTCCTTGTATTGGCTATTGAATCGTTCGTATAATTTACGAACCTCTGGGTCATCGCTGCTTGCCGCAGCTTCAGCCAGCAATCGATTGATTAGCTGGCAATCGGCAAAGCGCAGCCAGACTGGGTAGCCTTCCGGCCTACCAAGCATGGCGCGTTCAATATAATCTGCTGTGTTTTTATAATGCTGCATATATGCACCAGTCTAATATATAATTGACAAGAAGCAAGCGTTAATGCAGTATGAATTGCGGCTTGTTAGTCTCCCATCGCCGCAGATAGTAATATCGGCTGGCTATTCTTCTTCCCTCCTTGATAGCCAGCCGATTATTTTTCCAGCGATAGGGTTGCTGGCTTCAATACATATAAAGTTCGGCCCACTCTTTTGCTTGAGCAAATAGATGTCAGCCTCCTGTTCTTTATGTGTCTTGGATAAGAAGCTAAAGCCACGCCCTGTGGCTTGGTACTTGCTCTCAGCTATCAGAACTCCGGCTTTGGTTTCGATGCGGATGTCTCCGCTAAACTCTCCACCCAACTGTCCTGAGAGAGGTTGCCTTTTCGCTTTGGCACCGAACGAGGATAGCCATTCGACCCACCACTTTTCGTGATAGTTTCCTTTATTGCGCTGAGATGTTGCCATCGTTTTTCCTCATGGCATGAGACGCAGACCAATACCCCATGCCCATAGATTACATACCAAGGTGTGATGTCACCGCAGCCTTGGCATTTTTGTGAGTGGCCTGTCTTATTTGGTTTTGATTTCGACTTGCGCTTCAAGTGCATCCATCCAACAGATTAAAAGAAAGTTAGATGGCACTCGCTTGTACTGCTCCCACTTGTGGATCAGTGATGAAGCGCAGCCAATGCGGTCAGCTAATTCTTCTTGCGACCAGCCTCGGTCATGGCGCAGTGACACCAAGCCAGTAACTAATTGCTCCCAATTGTTACTGATTGCCTTGGGTTTGCTGTAATGCGTAAACTCTGATCGCATTCAGTACCTTTTCGGCAGTCGATAAACGCAAATCTTTACCAGCTATAGTTCGGTAGTATGTGCTGGTGGGTACACCAGACAATCTAAACGCTTGTAATAGCTGGATGTTTGCTGCTTTAGATGCTGCTTCTAACTGTGATATATAACTCAACATGATATTAATCTACTGCATTTATGCAGGCTTGCGC